TTTAAACGACTTCTATGCTAAATCAGATGAGTTTAGTGTAATTAAGGATAAAATCAACATAAAAGATATAAAGCATCTTAGGATAAAGCCAAGTTTTTTGGTTCTCTTTGATAAATATCTAGACGGTTTAGAAGAATATGAATGATAGTACTAAAGATGTAAGGGCATATATTTATGGGTTATTAGATGATAATATAATCTATGATGCTAGTGCAGTCCCCGTAGTGGCTAAAGCTACAGACCAAACTACATATCCCTTCATTGTTGTACAAGCAACGGGATTGGTTGACGATCCGTTGAAAGATAGATTTGGGGGTGTGTATGAGGTGCAAGTCCAAGTACACACCAAATACCCATTAAACTATGGAGGGCAAGATGATTGCGATGATATATCCAATTTAATACTCCAACAGATAAGAGTTAGAAATGCTACATCAGATTTTGGTGCTGACACAATGTATATATTTAAACAGACCACCCAACGGTATTTAGATGATGATGATGGGCAATACGAATATTTTACTAAAATATTAGTGTTTGAGGCAAATGTGATAAGTAATGCTTAATGGAAGTTTATTTGTTTTATATCTTGATGACGATCAACTTCTACTTTCAAAATCCAATAATATATCATTTAGTGGTGAAACACATGACATATCTACTAAAATACCGATCATAGTATCATCTGATACTAGTTACTATTGGGAGGCTGCAAATACAAATTGGGAGTCATCTAATTTCACTTGGGATCAAACTTTATATCAGACTGCCCATTCGGGATGGAGGGATATAATGATGGGAATAAGATCGGGTAGTTTTTCTGCTGATGGATTATTAGAGATTAAATCAGAGGGTCTTTTTTGGGAAGAAACAAATCATTATTGGGATTCTTATAATATTAATTGGGAGAATGCTCCTAAAATACAAAGCGTTTCATCTGTTTTAGACCAATACCTAATAGAAAGAACTAAATTAAAGTTTGATTTAGTAAGTGATGGAGTTGCTTATTTTAGTGGATATTGCTATGTTAATCAATATGAGGTAATAGCAAACAATGAGGATGTTCTCTCTTATAACGCAGATTTTAATATTACGGGGGTTACTGAGTAATAATATTCTTTTTTTTATTTATCTTTGAGTAAAATATTAAAAAATGAGTGTAATCAACGGAACTGAACTAACTTTATATGTACCTAATAACGATGCATCCGCAACTGCTGATACTTGGATAGCTGTAGCATTATCAAAGTCTTCAAGTTTATCTATTTCGGGAGAAAACCCCGATATATCTACAAAGTCAAGTGAGGGATGGACTGAAGTAATCGGTGGTCAGAAGAGTTGGAGTATAGACTTTGAAAGTATGGTTGATCTTTCACTTACCGCAGAAGCATCGGGTACTGCTCAAACTAATACGGGTATACTTACCTTGTGGACATATTTTTCTCAAAGAGCAAAACTAAAAGTAGCTTGGGGACAAGGAGGTAACTTTTGGTATGGTTTCGCATACATAAGTTCTTTAGACCAAAGTGCAGAGGTAGAACAACCGGTTAGTTTTAGTGGTAATCTAGTTGGAAGTGGAGTACTTGCTTTAGGAACTTCAAATCCTCCAACATTTGCAACACCTTAAATCATTAATTAAACAATAATTTTATGGCAACAAACAAACACAGAGGCACTTGTCTAATAGACATTGGTGGAAAAAAAAGAGGACTAGTCTTCAATATGAATACTTATGCAATATTTTGTGAAGGTATGGATGTTGAATTATCTCAAATAGAAGAAGCCTTTAATGGTAAAAAACAAGCTAAAGCATTCTGTTGGCTATTGTATGCTGGATGCGTGGCATATGATGAGAAGAGTAGTGTTTCTATAGATTACACTATTCATGAGTTCTACGATTGGGCAATGGATATCTCAGAGGATGATTCCGCAAAAGTGATGAATACAATGATAGGTTCTAGAGATTTAAAGAACGACAAGAACAACGGATTATCTAGAAATGTTGTAGAATCCAACAAAAGCGATTCAAAAAAAAATTAGTTACATGGGATGATATACTAGACCAAGCAATTGGTACTCTAGGAATATCTCCCGATATCTTTTGGAACATGACTTGGTCAGACTTTTTAAGGTCTATTGAGTCATGGGTTCATAATCATAATCAGCATTGGGATAGAACAAGGTACTTAGCTACTTTGACTATCAATTGCTCTTTTGGTAACAAGAAAAGAATATCTCCAAAAGACCTATTTAAACTTCCTCACGACAATGCTGACGAAAAGAAAACCCCTCTACCTACTCACGAAGAGATAAAATCTATTATTGGCAAGGCAGTAAAATTACCTATATAATATTAGTTAAATTTGTGTTATGGCATTAGGAGACAATAAATTATCAGTTTTCGTTTCACTCAGAGCGGAACAATTTCAGAAAGGAATAAAGAAAGTACAATCGGGTTTTAAGACATTAAACAGAACTATTGGTGCTTTTTCAACTGCTTTTGTTGGTCAACAAATATTTCAATTATCAAAACAATTTGCCGATGCTGCTGGTGAGATGGAAACCGTTGAGCGTAGTTTTGCTAGGTCTTTTGCTGGAATATCTAGTTCTGTTGAAACTGAGTTAGGTAAATTAGCTGACTCACTTAATAGAAATGAGACACAACTCAAAAAAGGAGCGGTTTCTTTTAACGCATTCTTTAGTGGATTAGGTTTTGTAAGTAAAGAGGCTGCTAATATGTCTGTTAAAATGCAGACATTGTCTTTAGATTTAGCCTCATTTTTTGGTATAGCAGATTCAAATGCACAAAAAAGATTTTTATCCGCATTAGCTGGTTCTCCCGAAGTTTTAGATCAATTTGGTATTAACTTAAAACAATCAGCTTTACAATTAGAATTGTATAGGATGGGTTTAACCTCAACCGTACAAAACACTAGCGAGGTAATAAAAACACAAGCAAGGCTTAATATAATAATGCAAGCCATGACTGATTCGGGTATTATTGGAGATGCAGCTAGAGGATTAGATACCTATCAAGGTCAATTAAAGCAATTTGATGCTGCTTGGATTACTTTTTCTGAATCAATGGGTACGGTAGTTATACCAGCTATAGTAGCAACACTATCAGCAATAAGTAAATTATTTAAGGCTTTTGTAAGATTTAAAGAATTACTTAAAGGTGATAAACTTACCGAGGAAAGTGCGTTACAAAGAAGCGGTAGACTTAAGGAAGAATTAAAACTCCTTAAAGAAAAGTATACTTTAACTGAATTAATAGCAGATGCTACTCCTAAAGTTGAGAAAAAAACTCCAAAGCAAACAAAAGAAGCTGAAGAAGCGGTTAGAAAAATTCCCGTTGGTGAAACGCTAATTAAAAGTCAACAAAGAATACTAACAAAAGAAGAAATTACAGACTTACTTGTATTAAATAAACTAATTAAAAATGCTAATGAACTAAAGAAAAAAATGAACGATGTCGGTATTGAAACAAAAAATATCTCTAAGGATATATTGCGTTTGACCGATATAAAGAGGGTGCTTGATGTTAAAGTGGCTGATCAACTTAAAGAAGAAAAAACAATAAAAGATGGGATTTTAAAAGGCATAGAATCAGAAATAGACCTTATAGATAATAAAAAGAAACTTAAAGAGGAATTAAATTCATTAAGTCAATTAAGCGCAATTGAACTTGGAGGGATGGCTCATGAGCAAGCCTTACTATATGATTTAGAATTGAAAAGAAATGATCTTACGGGAACATCGTTAGATAAATTAGCTGAAATAAAAAAGTTTTATGAGATTCTAGTTAATTTATCTAATAGGATTAAGCCACCTCCAACGGGAGCTACAACGGGTTCAGTTGATATACTTTCAAAACAAGTAAATATGAAGACGGGTCACGTAATGGGGTCTGATGTGGCGCAAGATAATCTTAAAAAGATGGGTCTTGAAATAAAACAAAGCACCATAGATGGTATTCTTCGTAAAAATAGTGACAGAATTTCATCTATTGGGATAAGTGGTAAAGAAGATTTAAAGAAAGCTGGTGAGAAAATGAAAGAAGGTGGTCTTACAATTATTGATATTTTAAGACCAATAACAGATGCTATGGCTGATGTTTGGTCAGAAATATTAACTCCTCCCGATGATACTATTAGTAAAGAAGAGCAAAAAGAAAAAACAATGGCTGCTTTTGCTGGAATAATAGTTGGTTTAGGACAAGCATTAGTTTCTTTAGGAACGGGTGCTTTATTAGCTAGTAAAGGGTTTGAAGAAGCTATAAAAGGTAATGTTCCAGCAGCACTTGCAATGATAGCTGGAGGTAGTGCTTTAATAGCAATAGGTAAGGGACAATTACAAAAAGTAAAGAGAAGTGCAGCAGCAAGAGAAAGTGCAACGGGAGGGGGTGCAAATGATGGTAGCAATGGTAATAGCATGGCTAGTTTTCTTAAAGCAATTCAAGGAGAACAAACATTTAGGATAAATGGTGCTGATTTAGTTAGTGTGGTGGGTAGACAAAATAATTTTACAAATGCAATAGGGGGATAAAGTATGGCAATATATAGAAATAAATACACATTAGAATTTGATGATGTTATAGAAGGAGAATTTAATGATTATAGACTAGAGATAAATAAAAAAGTAGTAGAAACAACAACTAATAATGTTACTATTGGAGCAATTAATAATAGTGGTGAAACTATAAATCAATTTGATCCCGTAAGAGTTGTATCGGGTGAAGTTGTAAGATCAAAAGCATCTGTAAGCAGTAGTATGCCAAGTACGGGTATAGCAACTACAGCCATAGCTAGTGGTGGTACTACACCTAATGGTATTTTGGTATCGGGTGTTCTTGAAGGAATACCCTCACAAGTAATTGGGTATGATTATTATGTTGGAATAAATGGAGGAACTACCAATACTGCACCAACGGGTACTAATATTGTACAAAGAATAGCAGTACAAGTAGCAAATAATTCTGCTGCTCTATTAGATGTAACACAAGAATTAACGGGATCGGGAGAACCTATAAAACTAACCTATGAGGGTGATGATATTTTTAAACCAATTAGGGCAAGTTATTTAGATATTGATTTTGTTAAGGTAAATGATTCAGACAATTATGATGATTTATTCTTAGCTGAAAACGATACGTTTCAAGTATTATTATATAAAAATTCAAGTATATTTTGGCAAGGTTGGGTGGGTTCTCAGTACATATCAGAACCATTTATTTCTGCACCCTATAATATAACCATTAAGGCATATGATGGCTTGCATTTATTAAAAGAATTAAGTTATATAACACAACCCGAATGTGCAAGATTTTTGGATGCTAGTGCAACTTATCAAGTTGATAGATGGGGTTATCAGCAGTTTAATAGAGTAATAGAAAAGATGCTTTATTTTACGGGATTAACTACTATTTCAAATCACGTATACTATGCCGTAAACATGAAATCTACAAGTCAAACGGATTACGATGATTTTGATAGATATAATAGAATACATCATCACACTTACTTAGTTGAGGAGGGAAGATCAAAAACAATGACTAAGGTTCTTGAGGATATATTAACGGGTTTAGGGTTAATTATATATCAAAGAGATGCGAAATGGTGTATTGTAAAACCCTCTGATTTAACTCTTGCAACTACCAAAAATGATTGTATAAAAACATCTAGTTGGATCGATGAATCAACTACTAACCAAAGTTACTCAACAAGTGTTAGGAATACAGATATATCATCTAGTTTTTATAGTGATGATGTACCATATAAGCAAATTGATGGTGCTGCAAACATGACCTTGCAATTCCCATTAAAAAGAGTAACAATAAAAGATGAATCTAATAGTAATGGGTTAATAGGTACATTTGGTTTAGATGAAATAATAGATACAACTAGTAATGGATTTAATGATTGGACTAGTAATGATGCGGATGCTACAGAAGTAGTTGTTTTTAAATATTCTGATCCAAATATACCGATTGAAGGGCAAAGTGATTATCAATCCTACATGGAGATTGATTTAGCATCAACGGGTGCAGTTATAAATGGTGAGTCTGATGATCCACATTTAATTAATGGTGAAGACAAAACAAATATTACAACAAATAACTCATTGCCAGCATTTAAGTTAAAGTTTAAGATGAGAGTTTTGGCTGCTGGAGTAACAAGTAATGATGAGTTAAGGGTATTGATATCCCCTAGATTAACTAGAATTGATAATGGCAATGTTTATCATTACTACACTAAAGAAGGTACTCAAAGTGTAGAAGATGCGTGGTTAACTGATGCAGAAGCAGCAGCAGATACTAGCTATAGTATGAATTATGTAACTATTGAAGGCAAGGGTAGTGTTAATAGATGGAAAACATACGAAATATTTTTTAAACCATCATTTATTAATGTTAATGTTACCTTACCTCTTTACGGTGCATTTGCAGTTTTAAAATCAAGTGGTGGTGGCGCATCTCAGCCTCAAACTGCTCCATATGCTTATTATTATGATGTCACTTATTCTGACATAGAATTAATTCCATTACCATCAAACCCAAGTTCGGGTAAGCAAGCAGTAAGTTCATATGATACGGTTGATTATATTGTTGAAAGTCCTAATAATTATAATTTTATTGAAAACAAAACCGTAAACTTTGGATCAAAAATAAGTAATACGGGGGGTAATAGGTTAATTGCTTTTGATGATGATATAACAAACTCAACTTATGCTTTATTTTTAGCTAATACAGATCAGCCATTAAAATCATGGTTAAATTGGAGTGATGGAGTTTATAGTGATAAAACACTACAAATGCATTTAGCTATGTCTTATATGTATTTATATTACAAACCCGTACGAAGAATTGAGGGTACACACTATGGGAATATGAAATATGGTGATTTATTGGTTGTAGATAACGGACTAAATGGCTCTCAAGGTAAGTTTTTCCCATTAAAGGTTGTTTTTAATTTCAGAATGGCAAGAGTTGATTTTACGGGAGATGATTTATTAGATAATTCATCAATAACCATATCTGATTTCGTCACTAAAATAAGATATAGTAGTAAAAATACATCTCATATTGAAACTATTTCATAATTATTTGGAATTTTAGATAGTCTTTATTAGACTTGTAGCTGAAATATTTTTCACATAAAACAAACACGTATGAATAAATCAGTAAATGAAAAGCTATTTGCTCTTCAGAATGAGATAGGTGCTATTAGCAAAGATGCTAAAAACCCGTTTTATAAGAGTAAATACTTTGATATTAATTCTTTAATACATCAACTACAACCCTTACTCCAAAAGCATAGACTACTGCTATTACAACCAATTGAAGAATCATTGGTGTATAGTAAAATGGTTTGTGTAGATACGGGTGAGTTTGTTGTAAGTTGTATGAAGTTACCCGAAATACTTGATCCACAAAAAATGGGTTCTGCGGTAACATATTACAGAAGGTATACATTGGGTTCATTATTGGGATTACAATCCGTAGATGACGATGCTAACCTTACTATAGGTGCTGGTACAAAACCCGTAACAAGTAGACCAAAAAAGGAAAAACTATCAAAGGATAGATTTGACAAAGCAATTAGTGCTTACAAAGCAAATCCCGAAATAGTTAAAGACAACTTGAGAAACTTTGAGTTAGACCAAGTTCAAATAAATAAATTAAAATCACTTAAAATAACCTTATAATTATGGCAGATTTATATTTTGCAAAATTGAATCTTGAGGCATTAGAAGCCTTAAAGGATAATGCTTACAAGGGTAAGTATTTAGATGTAGCAGTATGGGTAAATGATGACTTAGATCATACTGATGACAATGAGAATTGGAAAGCAATTTCTATTTCACATGGTAACAAGAAGAAAGGTGAGACGGTTGTTTATGTTGCTAACGGTAAGAAATACGTTCAGCAAGAAACAATGCCTTTTTAATGTTTGAAATTGTTAGAGTAGAGAAAGATATGTCTAACAAGATGTATCATTCAGTTGGGACGGAGATTATATCTTCGTCCTATTTAAAAGGAGTGTATAAACACTCTATAAAAAGAGCAAGTGTTCCACTAGAATCAAATGATGCTTTAGTTTTTGGATCACATTTTCACGATATGTGTGAGTATGGTGTTGAGGAATTTAAGAATAAATATTCTGTCATTCCCGATGAATGCTCAAACAAGAGAACAAAGCTATACAAAGAGTTTATAGCTGATAATGAAAATGCAATAACTAAAGTGGATTACAAGAAGGTTAGTCTTATGTATGAAACCTTGAATAGTAATTTATTCTATAGAGATTTAGAAGAGAATTATAGTTCTTATGCTGAGTATTCTTTTTTCGCTAAGAAAGATGGATTAGATTTCAGAATAAGACCCGATAAGTATTACTCATATGATTCAAAGATAGTTTACGTGGTTGATTTTAAAACTTGCCAAGATGTTACTAAATTTAAGTTTGATGTTAACACATATAATTATGATTTACAAGCAGTTTTTTATTCGGATGTCCTCGGTATTAATCCCTCTGATTTTTATTTTATTGCTATTGAAAAAACCTTTCCGTACACGACCCAAGTATTCGGCTTATCGGATCAAGCGATTGACAGAGGAAGAGCCAAAATGGATATAGCCATTGATAGAATTAAAAGGGGTGATGATGGTGTTGGGTATGATTTAGTCCATAGGATATGAAAATATTATTAACAAATAATCATTTAAATACTTTTGGTGGTTCTGAGAATTGGACATTTACGGTTTACTCTACTTTAAAGAAGTTAGGGCATTCTGTAGATGTCTTTTCTATTGATGTTGGTGGTGTTGGGACTCAAAGATTTGGTTCAGTATACACAACCATTCCCAATGTAACGTATGATTTGGTTATTGCTAATCATAATACTTGTGTAAAGATTGTCTTGGAGAAGGCTAAGTACTCAAAGCTTATTATGATGTGTCATGGTATTGCTCCGCATTTAGAACAACCAATTAAAGGTGCTGATAGATACATTTCTATTTCAAATGAAATTCAATACCATCTATTACTGATGGGATATAAAAGTGATGTAATACTAAATCCCGTTGATTTGGATGTTTGTTATCCTACCAAAGAATTAAACGAAACACCTCAAAAGATATTTGCATTGTGTCAGAACATAAACGCTCAAGAGAACGTAAAGTCTTTGGGATTTGAAACTGAATGCATACCTCCAACAAGAGATGCTAGATTAGCCATAAGCAATGATACGTTTAATGAGGCAGACATATGCGTTGGTCTAGGTAGATCAGCTTATGAGTCATTGGCTTGTGGTAGATGTGTTATTGTTTATGATGCTAGAGGATACAACGGTGATAAGTACGATAGTATTGTTACTAGAGAGAATATAGGTGAGATGCTAAGAAACAATTTATCGGGTAGGAGATTTAATAAATCATTCAATAAAGATAAAATTCTTAATGGAATTGAGAAACTATATAGACCAAATACAGATTACTACAGAAGTATAGCAGAGGATTACTTTGATGCTAAAAAAATAGTAAATCAAATATTACAATGAAAGTAGCTATAACAAGAGTTAGAAATGAAGAGGTAATACTTAAATCTACATTAGATAGATTATCATATCATTTTGATTGTGTAATAGCATTCGATGATTGCTCAACAGACGGTACTAGAGACATTCTAAGCGAGCATAAGCTAGTTAAACGTGTAATCACAAGTGATAAGTGGGAAAGTCGCTCAGAAGTCCGCAAAACGCTTGAGACAACTCAAAGGCAAGACCTATATGATTATGCAATGCGTAAGGAGGAGGATATTGATTGGATGTTGTATTTTGATGCTGATGAACATTTTTATTTTGATGAGATTAATTGGGGTTCTAATTTCAGTTATTTCTTTAGATTGTTCGATGTATACATAACTCCCAATGATGTAGATAAACCATTTATTGATAGAGAATATATTGGATGTGAGTATAGGGATATTCCAATGTTATTCAGACCAAATTCTAGAGTACACTTTAATAATCGTGTTCCATTGGGTATTGATCAATTACAAATGATTGGTGGAACGGTTAAGCATTTTGGTAAGGGAATATCTGTGGAGCATTGGGAGGAGACTTGTGATTATTATATTAATCATTTGAATGAGAGAATGCCTAACGGAGAAGATATTTCGACCAAATGGAAAAGAAGAAAGGGTAAAGCAATCCATGATGGTGTATCTGATTTTGGATTACCATTGATTAAGTGGGATGATAGATACACAAGTGAACATATTATTAACCTAAACAAAGTGTACAAATGAGAATAGATTTATTGACATTTTATTTTAACGATGAGGATTTCTACGGAATGGACTTGTTGAGTATTAGAGGAAAGGTATTGCTAGGAATTAGCTACGATAGTTTTTTTAAGAAATTTCACTTAGAGTTATTCTTTAAGGTTATTAGATGAAAACTCCTAAGACAAGGAATAACGGCACAATGACTGAGGCTGCTTTCTTTGGATGGATTAGATCATTACTAAGGAATAGATACATGAGAGGCTGGAAACCTCACAATGAGGCTGCTAAGGATAATAGAAGACCTATTACTTATAAGAGTAGATCAAGATGGGAATATCAATGCGCTGATTGTAATGATTGGTTCTTGCGTAAAGAGATTGATATAGACCATATAATACCTTGCGGAACGCTAAAGTCATTTGATGATTTAGCCGTGTTCTGTAATAGGTTATTCGTTGAGAAAGATGGACTGCAAGTGTTGTGCAAACCTTGCCACAAAAACAAAACACATGACAAAAAAACTGATTGAACATTACTTTAAACATTTCAAAGAGGATAGCTTTGTTAACCTAGTTTTAGAGGGTAATGAGATATTCGCAATAAATAAAGTAACAAATTGTAAACAAATTTTTGTTAATTCAGCCGAAAGTATTAAGATTACGGACAAGAAAGATTTAGAAAAAGTTAAAGATTACATTTATGACCGAACAAAGTTTTAAACAAAAACACCAACCAACAAAGGCATCATTGATTTTATTTGATAGCCTAATACATAAAAGAATACATCAGTACGATACATTGGAGGAGGCTTACCACATGAATAGATATGATTGGATGGCTAAGACCAAGTGTTATCTTCCAGCGTCTTATTCTGCCTATAGGGCAAAAGTCACTAGGATGACCCGAAAGAAGTCTACGGGTGTTAGAGCAAATAGATCAGCAAAGAATGTAGTTAAGTTCTATAGAGAACTTCAATCATGATTGATAGCTTTCTAGAGAATATAGATCATCTCCACAATGTGGTGGTGATAAAGACCAATCTACCTCAGAAGACCAAAAAGGAGATTGTAATGACGATTCAATCAATGAAGAGGAGTCTTTCTCAATATGTAGAAAGTAATTCATTAACGGACTTAGATGGTGTTAATGATGATAAATCTGATTTTTGGGATTGGCTGAATCAAGGTAGCAATGCTGAGACAACACATATCAAGGAATATGATAGAATGTTTAAGTGGAAATATGGATGGGTAAATAGTTGGACGGGATATTCAAATGAAGGAAAGTCTTCTTGGTTGTATTTCTTAATTCTAATCAAGCTACTACAAGACCCAAATGCCAAAGTAGCCGTATTCTCACCCGAGAACTATCCTAGACATAAGTTTGTTAAGGATTGGGTTAAGACAATGCTGGGGTGCGATCCAAAGTACTCCACTAAAGTGAAATGTGATAGGATGATAGAGCAATTCAATGATAGATTGTTTTATGTATACCCCTCAAATCACGACATAGAAAGCATTGAGAATCAGTTTAAGACGTTAATAAAGATTAATAAAGTAAACATAACGGTTATTGATCCTTTCTTAAAGGTGAGTAAGCCTACTACAATGAATGATTTACAATATCTGACATCGTTTATTAAGAGACAAGAGGTGTTTGCCAAGCAATTTAATGTAAGCCATCATGTGGTTTATCATCAGCTAACTCCGCAAATTGACGAGACGGGTAATTACCCCGAACCCGATATGTATAAGATAAAAGGTGGTGGATCAATAACAGATGGCTCTGACACGGTTTCTTCTGTTTGGCGACCTTACAGAAAGAGTGAAGAGGAAAATAAAAGTGTAATGATAAAGACTCAAAAGGTAAAGGATTTCGATGTTTTTAAGAATGGATATATAAAATTGGATTATAATCTCTCCAAAAACAGAT